GGCTACTTGAGAAGTCCTGCTAGGTCAATTCAACTTACCTTCTAAAGTAGCCCCTTACCACTCCACCACTAGTCACTCCGTCAGTATAGGAAACCTCAAATACTCCACTCGTAGTTGTGGCAGTAACTCTTGCACCATCCGTTTCAAGTGTTACCTTTGCGCCAACGAGTGTAGACGCTACCGTGGCACTCGCGGCTGTAACAAATTCATCTGACTCAGTAATCCGCGTTACAGGCAATGGCTTAGTGCTTGCTGCTTCCAATGCTTGCGCACATTCTGCTATAAACTCCGGGGTTACAGTAGCACCGCATTTGGTTAATCGGCCACTTGTCTGAACTAATGCTTCACCTCTTACAGACGCTTCTCCATCAGTTAAAAGATAAAACTCAAACGGTTGTACGTCACCGCCAAGACTCGAAATACGTTGAAACATTTAATATCACTCCTTATTTTTGACTCGCTTTATAGTGAGCCTTGATTTGTTCTGTGGTCTGTTTTGGATTAAATCTCTTGTACATCTCCATGACATCATCCGGTACTCTCACCGTATCCCCCTCGACTCCCTTGCCATTGCCCTGCAAATGCCCTTTCCCTTGAATACTGTTCAACGTTGCTTGCTTAGTAGCATCAGCCTGTTTAGCAGTAATCTCTTTCCTATTCACAAGGGCATAAGCATCAGCAAGAGTTATGCCAGAACTACCGTTATTCCACTTTCTCCACACATCAACAGGAACATCTTCCGCTTTCGCCATATCAGGGAATTCCTTCGTCAGTTCGCTAAAGGAATCTACAAGAAATCTGTCCTGCTGTGATTTGATGCTAGCTTGCTCAGCGGCTTCAGCTCGTTTAATCGAAGGATGGTCGTTGACGATCTTATTGATCATCTCAGGGTCAATGCCAGCCTTTGTGTATTCCTCATTTCTCAAGGCTGTCTCAAACTCCGCTATTGTATTGACTCCATGAGATTTACCGTACTTCTCCGCAACATCAGCATCCGAAAAGACGCCATATTGTTGACCATATTTCTTGGCAATCTCTCTGTCTGTTGTGCGTTGAGTTTCGGCATCGTTGGCTCGTTTCTCTGCCGCCTCTAACTTGCGCCTGTTGTCAGCAAAGAAACGATCTTGTTCAGCAGTTTGCTTGGGTTGAGCGGCGACTTCAACCTCTGGCACTACGCCTTTGTCCTGCTCTCCTGCTGGGGTATCTGTAGTAGACGCTTCTGTGGTTGCTTCTACAGTTGATTCTGTCGGGGTATCTGTGGTTGTCTCTTGGGGTGTAGCGACACCCTCACCTACGCTACTATCCGCATCCATTAATGGACGAAAATTCCTGAACCTAAACATTGTTAATCTCCTTCACATTTGCGCTTGTCAGCGTTATTACATCTATTATGAAGATGAGCCATTGCCCCAAATTAGGCAAAGGAAAAGGTAGCTCGAATTGCTACCTTATTTACCTGAACGAAGGTCTTTGCCAGTGGATTTTACAGGTTTGGCGTTTGACTTGTTGATGTTCGTTGCCTTGATGTAACCTGCGCTGTTTTGGGGAATTTTCAATGTTTGTTCACCTTTTGCCATTGTGTCTCACCTCCTTCAAAGTGTACTGAAATAAGAAAAACACCCCTAAGAGTGCTTGTGCTTCATTACTTGCCCTTCTTGGACTTTGACTTATCCTTCTTCGGCACTGGTTTACCGTTTGACCCAATACCCGGCATTGCCTTCGCTAACATGATGTCAATTTTAAGAGTAGGTTTCTTTCCCTTAGGAGTAGGAGCAGTGCCCTTAGTCTTTGGTGCAGGAAATGGAGTTGTTGGGTCTACCTGTTTGGCTGATTTGCCCTTTTTCCCTGCTATCATTGCTGCAAAAGCTGATTTTTGCTTTGCTGATTGTGCCATGTTATTTTCCTCCCTTTTTATGATTCACACTAACGGGTTTACCTTTGATTCGGAGTGGTGTATTTCCCGGACTTGCCTGTGCAACACTTTTTCCCGGTTGTGACTTGGACGGGATGCTGTGGACCGCTTTAATATAGTTAAGTTCTTTTTGCTTGCTACTAAAGTTGATTGCCTTTTTAACCATCGCCTTTGCCTTCTTTCTTCTGCATTCGTGGGGTTATCTTCTTTACGAATTCCCCTTCTTCTCCGAGTTTATTAATAGTTGCATGTGCCACAGCCGTTATTCCCATTGCTTCTACAAAACTATAAGTGTCATAAGAGGTGTGAATAGTTCTGTCATCCAACGTAAAACTCACTACAAATTGGTCAATGCTGTCGAAGTTTTCTTTTATCCAGCTCATTAATCCGGAAAGTGCGTCAGGATGTATTCTTGTGATATCAACCATTTGCCATTACTGCCCTCCCTGCGATTCCATTAACTTCTGAATAATCTGCATTTTGACATCGTCGGGAGCGTCTTTAAACGCTTGCTGTTCCTCATCTGTCATATTAGCCATAGCCCCCTGTATGACTTGCTGAACTTGCTGAACTTGTTGCTGTGGGTCAACCTGTGTTTGTGGTTGCTGTGGTACTGTAGGCTGTTCTGCGGCTTGTGGCGAAGTTTGTTGTGGTTGTTGAGTTGGTGCTTGCCCTGCTGTTATCAATGGCTGCCCTCCTTGTGTTTGAATACCAATCTTGGCTAATAATTGGGACTGGGCATCAGGCATCATATCTTTGTATGCCACGGCTATTTTTGGTAAGTCTACAGGCGATTTTACCATGCTCTCAATTTGCTTATTGATGCTTTCGAGAATGGATTTAGCATTAGGATATTTCTGCGCTATCATTTGCGTCCAGAACGTCACTGATGCAGGAGTTGGGTTGAATCCACCATATTTCAGTTGTTCATTAGCCTGATTGAATAGCCACATCTTATCTCTTGGCAATCCCGCTCCTGCGTCTGCACGGAATATGAAGTCAGTGTTGTAGTAGAGTTCTCCTGCTTTATCTCTGACTAAGAATCGATACTTATCGAAGTCGCCATAACTGTCTTGACCATTCTGATCTTTTGTTACGAAGGGACGCAGTTCATCATAGAAGGCTAGTTTAAACTCAAACATGATTTCATAGAGTTCTTTGTAGGCAGCATACTTATTTGATTCTTTTGACCGTAACCGTCCGCTTGATTGCTGTACTTGGATTTGCTTTGCTATACCACTTGTAGCTGTGGGGTCTGCTTTGCCTTGGAAACTGTTTGTTACTCCGAGCGTGGCCTGTGCCGCTTTGTATTGTTGTTGCGCGAACGCCATATCATTGCTAATATCAGCCTGTAAGTTCTTAACACCAAGAGCGTTGAGTTCTGGCTGAGTTCCTCTGATAACTGCATAAAGCTCATTACTCAGATTGAATCTGTGACCCTCCAAGGCTGTCACTACAGCAGAACCGCGCATGATCTTTTCTTCAATGGTAGAGACTACTTTTTTCATAGCGTCTTGTTGATCTCGAACTACATCTACATCACTCTGCCCACCAAATGAGAAGTTGAGAGGGATGTTTTCCCTGATGACGAGAGGGTAACGAGTAGGGATGAAGTATGGAACCTTTGTACCTACAGGGAGGACTTCTTGACTTGCGAGAGTTACTTCAGTTGTGAGAGTTTCTTCTGTTGTTATTTTGCCATCCACCCTGCGAGCATAAAAGTCAGGGAGATCCTCAAGTATCTCGTTCTCGCACCAAACAAACTTGCTCACATCTCCATCATCATTCTTGTACCAGCAAACAATCTCCGTCACCTTGTCAGGGTTATGCGGTTGCGACATGTTGCTGTTGAGATAGTCAATGCCTGGGAATTGCTCACCCTCATTTTCTAGGTCAACGTCATAACGCTTCTTGATGAATATCTTTGTGACCGATGAGAGAATAAAGAAGTAGTCCATCTCAGAAATATTCCAGACACCAGGCTGTGGAATAATTCTCTTAGGATGAATCGATTCTAGGCTTAGTTCGCCCATGTATAGATGATGTTTGAAGTCAGGATTCCATCCTACTAGCATTGCGCTATAACCCTGCACTGGTGTTACGCGCTCATTGACATCATTGATGGCTGTTATGCCAAGTTCTGTGATGTCAGAGGTAAGTGAGTTTTCAATCATATCTGCCTGAAATTCATAGCCTGGGAGTTTTGTTTTGACTGAGGGGAGAGGGATTGTTGAATCTACATTTGTTTCGATGAATTCAAGGACTAGGTTGACAACGTTGTTAGCTTTCTTGCGCTTGCCATTTTGCATGTTTGTGTTGTTGACATTGGCGTCCACCGAGGATGTACCTAGATATATCATTTCGCGTTCGTCTCTCAGCGTTGTGCTATTACCAACCTGAGCCAAGGCGAGTCTATCCTGCCATTTTTTTAGGTCTTTGTTTTGCGCTTCCTGTTCCTTTGATGTTTTAACTGCACTCTTAACTTTTGAGATGAGATCACCCCCTATCTTCTTTAATTTATCTAACAAGCGAATCACCTCCTTAAAGAATGGCAATAAAAAAGAAGCCCTGCGTCTCAGTTAAGAGAAACAGGGCTTCGTAGAGCCTCTAAGTGTTATTAAATTATGTTTTCACAAGTACAACTAATAGAATCCGCTTCACAATCCTCTGTGTAGGATATTAAAATTTTATCTCTAATATCTTCGCGCTTGGCAAAACGGTTCCAACGAAAACCTTTGAAATAATCTCCCATGTTTTTCTCTGTTATAACAACTTCATTGCCGCACTCATTGCATTTTACTGTAAAACCTTTGCTTATTTTAGGTTCAGGTGGTATTTCATTTTCCCTTGCAATTTGTTCATCTAATCCTTTAATCATAGTAGCGAGGACTTCTTTTGTTATTTCTGTTCCCATTACCTTCATCATTGACCCTCCTTGGAGTTCTTATTATTTTATACCCTTAAGCCCCTTGCACGCCTTCTCTTAAAACAAATGGATGTTTTAGTACATAACACAAAGCGTAATCATCGGTAATACCGCCAACCTCAATTAGATAATCACCAAAAAGGTAAAGAGCATCTTTATATAAGGAATCCATATCTACGCCTATGCCGTTAAACAATCTTCTTGGGTATTTCACTATGTTTGTATTGCAGAAACTAATCGGTTTGCCGTTAAAGGCTCCTATAGTTTTTGATATAAAGAAATCCCTGTCTTTGTGGGATAATCTCATTCTTATTAAATACTGCCCACTGAATTCCTTTAATTCAGGAAAAACCCTCAACCATATCATGTCGCTTTTTTCAACGATTTCAGCAATATATTTTAGGGTTTTTCCGATTGCTTCCTCCAGCGTATTGCATAATCCCGTTTTGAATGTTTCTGCTTCATACGTTACGCCATCATCTTGTATGGCGAAATCATTGAATTTTGGGTACTGATTAAGGAACTCAAATGTACGGTTTACTTGGTCATCGTTAATAGTTTTGACATTTTCTTTGCCTTCATAAATTAACATCTTAGACACTCTCCTTATTATTCGGCGTTCTTAAACCACGATAAGATTAAACGTTTTGCAATATCGGCATTTTACCTCAATGCCCTTTTCATCTTTCTTTTTAGATGAATCCACTACCCTTAGCGGTACTTCAATAGGAAAGACACTAGCCGCTATAACTTTGTTGCATCTTATACATCGAATTTGCATAGGTTCTCTCCTTTTATCTAGCTACAGTCTGTGGTAATCTTCCAATTTTAGATAGAATGTACTGCCTTTCCTCTGGGGTCCGGCAATGATCAAGGTCCTCCAATATATCGGGCGACAAATCATTATAATTATAGGTTACCTCAAGCTCTGTTCTATTGGAATGATAAGCAATGAGCGCATATCCTAAACTGTCAAATGCGTG